GAATTTTGATCATTGCGGATAACGTTATCACGATACGATTGATAGTTAGGCATAATTAAAGCACTCTTAGATAGATGTCCCGATACATCTTGCATACCAGCCATAGTCGGCAAGTAGGAACTCATGAAACGTCCATAGTGTCTAATATGTTCAATTACTTGTTTTGTCTCAGCGTGACGAAAAACTAGCTGATCAATAGCAGAATAAATTCCAAGTTTATGAGAACCACGGAGTTCAACAGCAGCAGCATCGGTTGGGTGTAGAGTCCCCGCAGCATCACGCCATATATTTAAATCTCCCGAAAGTCTAATAGACGATAAATCAAGTACAGCATCTTGACGACCAAGGGTTATAGTAAGGATTGGATTACCGCGAGCAAACGAAACTTTGCCCGAAGACGGAACGTTGTTTGGGAGAACGGAGAGATACTTTTTAGTCATTTTATATATATACATATATAAAAATTTAAATATAAAATTAAAAAAAAGATACATAGAAAATATTATATCAATTATAAACTAACCGTAACACTTTCTCCTTTAATACTAATACGTCTAATATGGAATAAGAAACAAAAGAGGAGTTTGTCTCTTGACGGAGGTCTATCAGCACCAGCAGCATTTGTTTCATTATATAATAGTTGTAACTGATTTGATTTGTTATTAAGATTAGCAACGCCGTCATTAAGGGCATATGCACGACCAATTAAGAAATTACGATTGTAATCAGTAAAAGACCTTGGAACAATTCCCGCTTGATTAAGTGCTTTCTCTAATTCAATAAGAGGTTGTGCAGCAATAGATTCACCCTTATTAATTTTAGATACTACAATAGGACGAGATGGAACAAGTTTATCATCTACAACCATTTGATAAGATGTAAGATGGTCTATGATACCAACTTGACCACTACGGATACTATGGAGACGTCCATCCATATCAGTTGTCTCTTCTTCATAAGCATCTTTTGCTCCCGCCATCAAATCAGCAACACTCAAAGTCCTTGCATCAGTTGGCATGACAATCATAGATTTAGCACGAGTGTTAGATACTGCAAGATTGATTGTAGCATTACGATTGGATGATAATAATGAATGTTTGTAATTTGTTACACTTGGAATGTCAATTTCTATCGTACCACCATCTCGCATCCGTTTCATCATTCCCGCCTCATATCGCGGATCAACACCAACTTGCTGAACAACAATCTCAGCATTAGAAACTTCAGTAGTAATAGGATATGCTGTAGTAGCAGCAACAAGAACAGCAGTAGCATCATCATTTTCACGTCTATCAGTATCAATAGCAGCACTGAATAAAATAAAGTTGTTGGATGTTGCTTCAACACCCGTGCCACTATCACTATTTTGAAATTGTTCACAAGTTATCTTAATTTTACCCGAACCATCTAATTCAATATTTTCAATCTTTGGATATCCTTGTCCACCACTAGCAGTTAGAGTTAATGCACATTCACTCCTTGGATTAGTAGCACTACATATACCAATACGTTCGCCTTTTACGAATGGACAATTTTCAACTCTCATCATATTGTTTTGTAATCCTAAAAAGATTTCAGTGCGGTTTGTAGCATTAACAATAGTTAAAGGATTACCACCAACATCAACACCGTGGAAGATTGGATTTTGTTTCATACGACGATGGCGATTGACACTATCTAACTGCTTAACAAATCTTGCTGGGTCTTCAATATCCACTTCCACAAAAAGACCATCAGTCATCATAACGGGGAAGATTTTTGAACTTTCAGCAAATAGTCCACAATGTATTGGGAGTGATACTTTAGCAGTAAGGAAATCATCAGCATTTCCCCAGTCGCGTCCAACGGGAACAGTTCCAACGGGTTTATAATAAGGATTAGTTTCAATATCAATATTGTTAGATACTGATGTACCGAGAGTTCCACGGGATTCAACATTGGTTACTAAAGAACCTTCTTTCATCGCTCGCATCGCTCTCATACTATCATCTTGATTATAAGAATACTGCATTTGAACTTTAGCATTGTAATCACTAATCTCTTCAAGTAATACCGAACGAGAACCACTATATATCCTTAAATTTCTTACAACTGCTTGACCTCCAATAAACGGATCAAGATGCAGACGAGTTGGTGTAAGAGTTGCGGGAATACCAATTTTAATGTCAAATTGTAAATATGAATTTTTGCCATCCATAAATTTAACAGTAGGCGGTATTTCAAAATCTATACGTCTACCCGATTGTCCCGCCGTTCCAGTATAGGAACGACCATTAGTAGATGGAACGGAAACTTGTGTTTGTGATACTTTAATTTTGTCATCATTTCTCCAAAAGGAACTCATTTTATAATATACTAATATAAAATAAATCTTATTAAATAAATTAAAAAAAAAATAAAATAAAAGACCAATTGGATTAATTAATTACTTCTTCCAACAGCGGTTTCAACATTAGAACTTAATACTGCTCCTCTTTGTTGAGATGTAATATCAGCATCAGCACTTGTTTTAGCATCATCACTCGCTTCCATTTCTCCACCCGCTTCTGCTAAACTTCCAAGTAAACCAACACCCGCTCCCGCTGCTTCTAATGCGATTGACCATGGAGTTATTCCACCAGTAGCAACACCAGCAACTTCTAAACCACTACCAAGAATATTAGCAATGTTACCAAATCTACTTGCAGTATTAGATCCAAATACTTCCATACCACTTTTACCACTAGCAATATTTCCAATATCTTGTGCAATATCTAAACCACCACCAAGACCAGCAACTCCAACTTTACCAACTTTTAAAAGTGTTTTGCCAGCACCACTTTCAGCAACTTTTAATAGACCCCTTGCTGCTCCACTAGTACCAACTACTCCAGCAACTTCACCGCCTTCAACTGCTGCCGAACCAAGTCGTGTTCCTCCCCGTTCACCTTCAAATACTTCTCCAGCAGTTTCCTCGGCGGGTGGTAAAGGAGCAACACCTTCTGCTCTTGCTGCTGTTGCTGCTCTACGATTTCTTGCTAATCTATCGGGGTCTTTTGCGATTCTTTCTTCTAATGTAGTTTTAATTTCTTTGCCACCCAACATTTTATTCTTACTTATTATTCCAAGTTTACCAGCATTTGTAGCACCACTTAATATATTTTTATTTAATTTAGATTGTTTATCTTGATCTAATTCAAGATTAGTTGTGTCTAATTGTTCTGCTAAAGTATTATTGAAATCTTGATTTGCTCTAGATAATTGTCTTGCCTCATCCGTTTGTGCATTTGCTTGAGATATAGATGCTCCACTTCCATATAAGTCCATTTTTTATATTATATAATATATAATTATATTTATTATTTTATTAAAAAAGTTTTTTCTCACCTTCAGCAATCTTTGTTTCAAATCTCACGAACGCAGTTGCGGGCGATGTTTGAAGGTCAAGGTAGAGAAATGAATACGGTTCATCTTCTATTGCTTTTTTATAAATGTCCATAAATATATTCGGGAACAAATCACCATATTCTTCATTTAACTTCTCTAACTCTTTTGCGTTTTGTTGTTTCATAATAATTACATCAGTTGCATTATTTCTAATTAAACCACTAACAGCACGAAATGATTGAACCAAAAAACAAAGAATTGAAATATCGTGATGCCTAAAACGGGTTGCAAGGAATGAGACAGCATTAGTTTTTTTGAAATCTTTTGTTAATACATCATCTAGAAAAATTCCCATGTTATTTGTTTGACCTTGCTCTTGTAATTTATTTTGACTTTCAATTATATCAGTTATCATTTCATCATTATAATGATCTTCACAATCAAAATATTTATTTAGTAGTTGTCCCTTGGGATCTGCATTGAGTGTGTTTGATATAATTTTAATTGTGTCTAGTGCTTTATTATATCCAAACTGTGGGTTGCAACAAATATTGACCAATAAATTTGATTTGCCCGCTTTGACGCTGCCGACAATCAATAGTAATGATGGTGGTTGTGGTAGATGTGGATGTATATCACTAAATTTACTATCGCGGTCGGGGTCTTTTACTTTAAAAACTTTTGGTGGTTTTTTAACTTTGGATTTTTCCATTTATATATTATATACTATATATTTTAATATAAATTTAAACTCTAAAAAAATAACTTAATATGTATTCCAAATCCAACCTTTTGATATTGGAATTGCTTTTTCTTTTTCTCTTTCATCTAACAATTGTTTAATTATTGATATATCACTTCTCATACTTATTATATCCATTTTGATTTGATTTATGTTTCTATTTATAGCATGAATGTCATTCTTGACTTTCTCTATCGGTTTAGGTTCAAAAGGGTTGGTATAATCACTCATATATAATTATATCAATATTTTAATATTCAAAATAAAATAATATTATTAATAAATGGAGAGATTACATACACCAAGACCTTTACCCGAAAATATAGATGATTGGAGTGATGAGATAGAAGAGTTATTAAGTGAGTGGGGAGAAATATCTACATGTTATGCATGGATACATAATTATAGTACAAGAAAATATAAAAGAAAATATCAACATCTACAAATACCAATTATAGTATTATCAACATTAACTGGCGTTGGTAATTTTGCGGTTGATAGTTATATACCAAAAGATTATCAGCACGGATTTACTGCTGTTGTTGGTGGGTTCAATATATTTTGCGGAATACTTGGAACACTTGGATCTTTTTTAAAATATGCTGAGACTTTTGAAGGTCATAGAATTAGTGCATTAGCGTGGTCTAAACTTGGAAGAGCAATTGAAATAGAATTAAGTTTACATGATAAGAAAAGAAAACCTTGTAGAGATTTCTTAAAAGTATGTAGAAGTGAATATGATAATCTATTAGAGAGTAGTCCAACTATTGATTTAGATATTATTACTATGTTCAATAAAAAGTTTGAAGATAAATATCCAAATGTTAGAAAACCAATTATATGTAATGGTCTTAAAGCAATTGTCCCTTATAGAGATTCAATTATTAAAGAAAAAGTTGAAACACAAGAGGATAGTAATGTAGATAGTAATATAGATAGTGTTGTAGATAGTAATGATGAAGATATTAGTATATCAGTTGAATGAGAAAATACGACTTGAAATAATTATAAGTATTTTACTTAAATATAAGAATTACTTAAATATAAGAATTTCATAAATAAACTATTTTAGATATTGATATACAAATCATTAATATTGCATTATTCTTAAATATAAGTAATTTACTTAAAAATAAAATATAATATATAATATACAATGAATAGAAAAGAATTATCCGCATTAGAGAAAAACGCTTTATTTGATAAGGACTTTAAGACTATTGCAACTATGTTAGAGTTCAAAGATAAAAAGCATGAATATAATACAAAACAACAATTAAAAAGTTATGATGATAGTAAGATTATAAAACAAATGTTTAATTTAATATTAGATCAAAGAGAGCAGTTGATTGAAGATGACCGTCTTATTAAAGTTAAAGATATGAAAATTAGACAACTTCGTGATAATAAAGATGAATAATTATACTATTTATATATTAATAATAAAGAAAAGATTAAAGTAATCAATATTTAATAATTAATAATAATTTAAAATAAATAATAGTAAATTAAAATATATATTATAACTAAAAGTAATGAGTTTTTTACCGCAAGTGAAAATGGATTTTATCCCCAGTGATGAAGAAGATGCAAATGATGCAAACGTAGTAGTAAATAATATTAATGATGAAATGGATGACTTTGATGAAGATAAAGATACTAATGTAGATGAAACTAAAGAAGTATTAGATGAAATTGTACCTAAAGCAAAATCTAAAAGAGATGACATGAATGTTAATGAGATATTTAATATGCCCGAAAATCATTCACCTATTAATGCACAAGGAACTGAAAGTGTTGCACCACTAGAAAATGTTAAATTAACTAAGAAGGGTAAACCACGTAAGAAAAGACCACCTATGACTGAAGAACATAAGGAGAAATTAAAAGCAGCAAGAGTAAAAGCAATGGCAGCAAGAAAAGCAAAAGCGGTAGAGAGAAAAGAAAGTAAAGCATTAGAAAAAGAAGAAAAGGAATTATTAAAGAAACAAAAAGTTAAAAGAGTTAGAGCATTAAAGGAAGAAGTAGAGGATGATGTAGAACCAAAACCAATTAAAGATATTGTAAAAGAACAAACATTTACTAAACAAGATTTAGAAGATGCACAACTTAATGCAATTATGAATTATGAAAAGATTCGTAAATCAAGAAAAGAAAAAAAGAAAATAGATCAAGAAAAAAATAAAGAACAAGAAGCAATTAGAAATCAATTGCGTAGAGCAGTTGCACCACCACAAGAGGAATATAATCCCTTTAACGGATGTTATTAATTATATTAACTATATTAACTATATTATTTATATTATATTATATATTTTACTTATATATAAGAATTACTTAAATATAAGAATTACATAAATAAACCGATTTAGATATCACTATCCATACCATTGATATTAGAGCATTACTTAAATATAAGAATTACTTAAATATAAGAATTAATGGCCGTTATCTAAACTTTTACAATATGTTTCCCATGATCTTATGCATTCATTAAGTGATTCGCAGTAAGTGTATCCACAACTTACACAACATCCATGTGAATCATAAGGAGATGGCGGTTGTCTAAGTATATCCATTACTAAAGTATAAAACAACAAATACATTTATATATATCAAAGATTATTTTAATTTAAACATTTTTTTATATTTCTTTATATTAGTATTACGAGATGTTGAATCGCCCCATAGTATGTAATACGAAAGAAAAGATGGTGACATATAATCACCCTTGGATAAATCTTTTTTATGTCTCGCCAAGTATCTTTTTCGCTGTTCTTTGTCTTTTGATAGGGTATAATCTTGATAGCGGATATCGCCAAATTGTGACGTTTTTATCTTTTTACCTTTCTCGTCATAAAAAATTGCCTTAAGTTTCTTATTTTTTGCAGTGCCTTTTTCAATTACCATTTTAGTCATACTATTTATTATGATTAAATATTAAAATATAAATTACAAAATTACATTATTCTTTTTTACTTACATACTTCTCTAAAATATCTTCAACAGTTAATCCATCTTTAATATCTTGTTCAATGGATGGAACTAATGTATCATACGTCCAATGATCATCAATTACTAAATTTGTTAATTCATCACGATACCAATCATCATTATAATCTCCATCATTATCTACAATCTTCCAAGGTTTTGAACATATTTGGTCATATTCTTCTGCACTCCAAGTTTTGCTTGTACAAATAAACATCTTTTATATATATATAAAATATATAATTAATTAATTTCAAATTATTTTTTCTTTTTTTGTTCTTTATCATTGTCCTCTAACATTTGTTCTATTAATCCAATTGGTGTTTTTTTTATTTTTTCAACTTTATAGATTACTGCACTAGTTCTATCTACATTAGCATATCTACCATCACTATCATGGATTGATGTTGTAATATCTGCTATAACTGTTGGTTTAGTAACAGTGAATTGTAGATCACTTGGATTTCCAAGGAAATAATCACTAGCACCACTATATTTATCTACTATAGAAATAATTGGTAGATTAGCACCCGTTGGATTACCACCAATGGCAGTAGCACCTTCTAATATATCACTTCTAATAGTATAGTATGGTCTTAAAACACTCTTTTGAATATTAGTTGCAGTAATACTAGTGCTTTCAGTTTGTATTGAAACTTCATCAAATATTTCTAATGGTTGTGCTGTTACAGCATTATTAACATAACCGTTGTCCTTATTAGCACCTTTAAATAACCATATATCATTTGGCGGACCAGCAACAGCATGATAATCAATAACACAACTTGGATAAGGAACAGCAGTTGTATATTGTGATGCTCCATATTGATTTGTAACATATGCCTTTGTATCGGTAGAAACAACTTCAGCATTCGTAGTTGGTCTATATAAAGCACTACTATTATCATTATTAACTCTTTTAGTTAATACATTTTTAGTAGATGCTGGAGCATTTACTGAATCGTATTCAAAACCCAAGATGTCCCAAAAATTATCTACCCAATTATCCTCATCAAAACCCCAATTATCAATGTATATTCCACCGTGACTATCAAAGACAGTATAAGGACTAATATTATTATTCCAAGCATTATATATTTGTGTATTATCTTTTTGTCCACCACTAACCATAGTAGATGCTGTTTCGGGATATACATTACTTCTTTGTGCAAAATTATTTGTATTATAAGGTTTAAAAGTTGGTGAGTATCCAAATTGACTCGGTCTTGGATTAATCTTATAAACTGTTGTTCCCGCTTCAGCATTTTTAGTTGGTGGTGTTAAATCTCTAAAACCAAGACCATTTGGTGGAGTAAATGCCTTACTTACAATACTTGATGCACCAGCACCCGCCTTAAATTTATTACCAATATTATTTGATGTATGTAATCTTTTAAATTCAAATCTATTATTTTCTCCATTATAAGCGATTTCGGGATTATTAGCACCAACATAAGTTTGAGTCATATAAGGCATTAAATCAGTAGTAGAACCACTAGTAGTACCAAAATTTTTTATATGATTACAAGTATCGCTACAAGTAATGATAGTGCCCGGGGCATTATTAGTAGTACATAGAGTTCCAATATCCATATTACTATAACCCGAATAAGGTGTAACAATAGCAGTACCATATGCGGTGCTATGAAAATCATATCCAAATCTCCTACCTATTTCTATACTTTTTCCAGCACCAGTAAATAAATCTGCTGGAGTCCCCGCAACACTATAGTTTGTAATAGTTATTAAATATAATGGTTCATCGGGAACAGTTCCATCAGCATTATAATTTTGAAATTTATGTGGAGTAGCAAAACCATAACTTACACCATCTCTTGCTATTGATGCCCATTGATTTGGTGGAATAAAAGTATCTCTAAAATTATCATCATAATATTGAAACCACGGAACACTAGATGTTTCAATATTATTTGGAGCAGCTCTTTGTGTAAAAGCATCATCACCAAAAGTTTCATTATGTGGATTTATAGTATTAGTAGTTGTATATTTATTCATATGGAATATTCTACTATTATTTATTGTTGGTCTTTCATTACCAAAATTATCGGGGAAATTTATGATATCAACATTTACATCACTATAATATGTAGTTTCTTCAAGTTGATCCCATAGTTCGGGATATAATGCTTGAGTATCAAAAAACTCTCTTAATCTTTTACAATTCGCTTCAGTATATTCTATATTAGTATATAAAAAAATGTTTTGATTAGTTGCTACTGCTGGATCGGGTATTCCCCTTGCTTCAACTATTTGGAAACCTTCATGTGGTAATAATTGGTCAACAATGACAGCACCAGTATCATTTCTTATAACTACTGTTTCTAATTCTGCCATCTCTCTACCATTCTCAAATATCTCGGGTCGTTTAACACCAATATAACCAAATGTAGCAATATAATCAACTGCTAATTGTGATGGTGCTACACCAGCAGCAAGGTCTTGTGCTTCATACCCCGCAAGTGTTTGAGTACAAAAATTCCACATATTTTGTGCATTGATGGGTTTATAAGTTGTAGTTTCAATTGTTTTTGTAATGGGTCTTAAAAAACCGTTTCCATCTTTAATTTCAAATATTTGCTCGTTTCTTGTTTCAGTAAATTGTTGTGATATTTGTGAAGCAACAGCAGAAGGAGTATTAAATCCTTTTTTAATTTCAATATCTTTTCTTTCTCTAATTCTAAGATAATTACATTCACTAAAAACACCATTATGAAATTGTTTTGGAAATTGTTCTTTAGCATTAGTAACAGTTGCTGAATAAGCAATTTTATCTTTAATAAATAATGTAAATCTAGTATTATCGCATTTTTGTTTATATACGATACCACCAAATTGTGGTTTTATCCAATCAGCAAGACATGGTGCGTTAGTATTAGCAGTGAAAAAAGTTGATCCGAATCCAGTAGAATCATTACCTTTATAATAACTATAATTAGTTCCAACTAAACCTCTTGTATCAGCATTTTGTGCAAATCTTCTTGGTTGTTGAATATAATTTGGATATTCATTTGATGTAATATAATAACCAAAAATCAATGGTGCTAAATTATCTCTTAAATCTACAAATTCATCAGTTGGTAATGGTGGATTATGTTTAACTTTTAATGTTGTAGTAATAGAACGATAATTACCTAATCTATAATTTGGATCATGAGTAGTAGATTTATTATAAAAATAATCACCATAAACAATATCAGTATGAGTTGCTACTGGATTATTTCCAGTTGCTAAACCTTTATATTCAATAGTTTGCGGATTACCCGCACCAATTTCACTGACGAATGCACGTTCAACTGATATCTTATCACCAACATCTAATCTTATAGTTTCATTTAATGGATTTGTAAATACAGCGGGATTACTATCATTACCAGTCCTTGATTCAACTGATGCTAAACGATTACAATTTATAAGTTTTGTATCAACATATTCACTCATATTTATAATATGAATATAAAAAAAAATATCAGTAAAAAAACATATTAATTATTATCTTTGATGACTTCATCTTTGATAACTTTATCTTTGATGAATCCATTTTCAATTAGAACATTATATTTATCTAGATGCTTATCCTTAAATTTATCAATCTTATCATTTTTTCTATAATAACTATATAATGATTTCATTTTCATTAAATCTTTATTGTTTTCATAATTTTGTTTTTTCTTATCTTTATAACCATTGATATAATGATTTTTTGCTCTTTCTCTATTTTTAATTTTAAACTCCTCTTTATCTTTTGTTACATTATGATAATAGTTATTTTCTCTAATTCTTTTATTTTTGTAATTGGTTAAAACTTTAGCGATTTGCTCTGCAGTCATATCCATATTGTCTATATATTATATGTAGATTTTATTTTTAAATAAATTACATTTTCTCTTTTCTAATATGGAAACATACAATAGATTTTCCACTTAATGCTGTACATAATTGTTCATTTTCATAAACAAAGTCAACATCAAAACTATTAATAAGTATTTCTTCGGGGTTATTCAATGCTAAATAAGTTTTCTCATGTGGTTCAAAGTAAAGTCCACCCGTTTCATTACCACTATTATCAAAGCGTGGTAAATGTGCAACAATCTTGCTGCTTGTTCCTTTTCTAGCATTCATACTATTTTGAGTGAAATTATTCAATCTAATAAATAATGAAATATTACTAATTAATTTTGGAACACTAGCACTAATATTAGTAGTTTGTAATATATTCAAATCACTTTTTGGAATAGATACGGGTTGACCTTCAAAACCTAAAATTCTACTGGAACTACATTCATTTGTGCTATCTCCATAAATTTGACTTTTAGACGTTATAACGAGAGATTCATATCCATTCATACCTTTTGATGCATTAAGACCTTGTGGTTCAAGTAATACACTAGACCCAGCATCATTCCATGGACGTTGTTCTAATTCTCTACATAATGCAGTTTCGTTGTTTGTTTGAGACCATCCCCACCAATCGTGATCGTCATATCTTGTATCAGTATATGCTGGATAATTAGTGTAATGGTCAATACTATCTAAACCAATTACTCGTGGAACTGCTCCATCTGCACCAGCTACTGGATACATTGCCCATTTAGCAGCATTAATTGGATTAATAACATTATTTTTTGCTCCACCCGCTGCTTGTAATGTGGTGTAATCCGCCATCAATACTTTAGATCCATCACTCTTTTTAGTTAATGTAATTTTTAATTTTTCATTACTTAATTGAAAATCAACCTTACTCCATTCATTAGCAACGGCATAAGCAGTTTTAAAATTAGTGTTAAAACTACCAAAATAAAGTACTTCATTCATGAATATACCATTAACTTCGGGAGCACCAGCACCACCACTAGCACCTCTAGCACCCGATTGGAATATTTTTAAACTTCCACCAACATTTGCTACACAAATATCAGCATATCTAAATTGACCCGCCCTAAAACGACCCGATGCTGCTGCACCAGTAGTTCTACTGAAATCAAAGTAATTTGGATAGTAAGCATAATCGCCAGCACCAATATCAAGAGGTTTATTAATTCTAGATAAACCAACCATCCATCCTCCAGCACCAGCATTGTTAATATCAAATACAGCATTACCATCATTTTGACTAACTGGATACTGACGATTTTGCACAAAGTAACCACCTTTATCGGTAGATGTAACTACACCTAAGTTTTGTGTAAATCCCGTGCTTGCATTATTTTTAGATATATCAGTCCAAACTATATCTTTTGCGAGGACTTGAGTAACGGCAGTAGATTGAGTAGATACAATTTCAAAACCTTTGAATGAATTTGTAGTTGCGTCATACGATGCTGAAACATCAATAAAACTATCATCATCGCCATTAATTAAAGATGGATGAAAAGCACATTTATTAAAACCTTTTTGTAGATCATCTGCCATATCATCAACATTTCTTTCATTTTTTCCACCAGCAGCAAATGCCTCACCCGCTCCAATTTGTCCTCTAAACGGTTGTGTGGTACTACTATCAAGATCGGGAATTTCAGTTCCAACGAGTGCTAGATGATCACCAATGGGAGTTCCAAAATAATGACAAAAGTCAGCATTGCTTCTATCTAAAACAAATAATCCATTTTTATTAATCTTTGCACTTTGTAATGCGATTTCACTATTAGGAGGAATTCTCATAGTATTTAATAATCTATTTTGATAAGAGAAGGGTTTGAATGCATTAGAGAATTCGGGGGAATTCTCTTGCGAGGTATTAGATGTTATTACTAAACTCATATTTATAATATAATAATATAAAAAATTTTTAATAAAAAAAATATAATATAATTATAAATGCCAAAGAAAAAGAAAACTATAAATGTGAAACCTACTACCGAGTATGATAAAATACAAATAGATATTAAAGGTGTAATAAATGATGATAAAAAAATTAAACCCGATAAAATATTTGATGGTTATAATTCAAAATCAAAAAAGAAAAGCGATAAAGTACCAAAAGGATTTCATAGAATGCCCGATGGTAGTATAATGAAAGATAGTGATATGAAAAAAAAGAAAACTAAGAAAACTAAGAAATCAACATACTAATAATAAATTATTATATGCATCTTTAATTTTAATAAATGTATTTGAATCACCACCTTTATCGGGATGATGTTTTAAAGATAACTTATGATATTGTTTTTTTAATTTATGTTCATCAATTGGTGGTTCAATTTGTAGAATATCATATTCAGTTTTATACATGAAGTCATCCGTATTTTTATAATTATCATAATTCATGAAGTCATCATTATTATTATTATTATTATTATCTCTTTTGTATCGTTGATTTATCCAACACTCTCTACTACACCAATCGGTTGATGTTATCTTACAACCACATTTTGTACATATCGGATAATATTGCGTTTCTTCCCAATAATTAAAATCATCGTTCATATTATTATGAATGATATTTTTATTCATACTTATATTATTGATTTTGTTTTTAAATGTCTTTTGTCTATCCATTATATTATAACATAGATAATAATAATGATAAAAAGACGTATTAGAGCATATATATGCATTATATATCTAATATTATACCATTAATACTGCTTTAAATGACTTAAAGAAGTATATATTTTAAAATATATACCTTAAATAGTAGTATTTTACCACTTAAAGAGTATAATAATAGATTAATTGACATTTAAAGATAATATCTATACTTAATATATAGATAATAATGATATATAATGGAATTAATGGATCACTTAACTTATATTATAAAGGATTACTGATTAGTTCATTTGCATTAACAAATAAAAAAACATTTGAGAAATATCAATATCAAGGTCAGCACTTAATATTGAAATGTATGAAAGAGAACTTTAATATTAAAGTTATGATAAAAGCATTTACTGAATTTTGTAATATAATATATAGAAGGAAATATAATAAACTATCTATCCGTAGAAGTGACCATGAATATTTTTTATCTTCATTATTTGCTTTAATGAAACTTAAGATAATTGATAATGATGAAAATAATGGATATTTTATTATGCCTAAAAAAAAACTTATCTAATATAACCTTTAATCTTTTTCTTTCTTACTTTATCCGCTAAATCTTTATCAGCAGTTCTATATGCTTTACCCTTCATAACAAATGCATAAACTCTTGCCATTGCCCATTGCTCTGCAGACTTTACTGATGGTCTTACTGCTGCTCTATTATTTTTAAAAGCACCAACTCCTCTATCATATACATCATCTAATATCTTCATCGGTATTCCAGTTAATCTTGATATATCATCTTTACCATTTGCAGTATTCAAAGGTTGTTTATATTTCTTATTGAACTTCATCTTATTTGTCACCACCATTTATATTATCTAATAGATTTTTTAATGGTTTAATATTTTTTTGTAAAACATCTACACATTCATCAAATTCGTCTTTGCCACGATCACATCTTCCACGACGTTCAATAGTAAATTCACTGCTCTTATGTTCCCATCCAAAAATACCATCATTGCATTTCCATAAATAAAAAATTCTTAAATTTGGACACTTCTTAAGTATTTCATTTCCTTTCATTAATTTATTTTGTCCAAAAAATAATGATGGATATTGATCATGTTTAATTCTTCTAGTTTTAACTTCAATAAAATAATCTTCATTATATTTATCAAACTCATAATATTTACCCATCTCGGGATTCTTGCTACTTCTTAATAATGTACCAAACTCATCTTCTAATATATTATGTATTTCTTCCTCACTTTTAAAACCAAACCTCAAATCACTCTTTTGTTTATTATTCATCTTTAGTATAAACATAGATTTAATTTTTGATATTTAAACGCATAAACTAATCAATACATTTTGTAATCTTTGTCATATTAATTAAATTAACGAATGCATCAATTTCTTTAATCTTACACTTTAATATTTTATTCTTATATTTTAATTCCAATATTTCATCAACTAACTCTTCTACTTGACGATTACGAATACATCTATAGTAAATACATAGTAGAAAATCAAACATGCTTATATTATACTTATATAATTTATTTATTAATATTAAACGTATGTTTGAAATTTAAAAAAAAAATATACATAAATATTAAAAATGAGTGAAACACTTAGATATTATGATAATCCATATTCATCAACTAAAGAAACAAAAAAATATCAACATTATTATTATGCATATACTAAGAAATTATTAAATGCACAAGATTGTATAAAATATTGTGAATGTGATAAGTTTAGAAATGAATCTAAAAAATATAAAGAAAATAGAAAATCACGTGCAAACTTAATTAAAGATGATAAACCAATATATCATGAATGTAATGATCTAGATAATAGTTACGATCAAGAAGGTATAATTGATAAAGATAAATGGTATGTATATTATAAGAATAAAGTTTATAGTAAAGAAAGATATAAATATCTAAATATTCATAAAACAAAAAAATATGGTAATTATTGTATATTAAATAGTGGCGAGTATAATAATTATAAATATAAATTATTATAGATAAAAAATATTATTATTATTATTATTATGAAGTCATCTTAAATTATTAATCATAATAATCATTAAATTTTTCGGGATATAGTTTATAGAAATCTTCAATAAAATCACTATTACTTCTTAATTGCCTTCTTAATTCGGTTGATAAAGTCCCAAAATGATAATAGAAAAATTCCATACGTAATGTTTGTTCGTACCATTCATCGTGTTGTAATTTATATAATTCTAAATTATCTATTTCAGTAAATACTTTAATGTATAATACACTATCAATTACATC